CACGATATTGCTGTATGAAATGAATTAGGGTAATAATCTGCTACATATCTTTTTATCTGATCGTTCATTTTTTGTTCCCCGCCCTGGCAGATGGCGGGGTTTTTTATTTGAAAAAGTTGCGTGGTATTGGAATATTTATTTACTTGCACCAAAATTAAAAACAATGAATGTAGGAAGTTTTGAGATCACCAAGTATGGCTTTGAGATGATCGATGGTGACCCTAAGATAGTCATATCGATGGTCAAGGTGCTTGATAAGAATGGAAAGTACATCAAGTTTGCCAAGCTGAAGGACGTAGAGAGTTATCTATCCAAGTATCCAGTAACATTTAAAAGCAAATGACACCACAACAGCACGTAGAAACGGTAATAGAGAAATGTCTGAACGTATTTCCTCCAGACGGTGATGCACACCTTGACACATTGAGTGAGCTTGTGTTCAATGGAAGCATGGATGTTAAGATGGCAACGATCCTGACGCATATCATTGAGAATCCAAACTGTGTGTACATCGTAAAGGCTGACGGAACACTAAAGATATTGGGATGAAAGTAACGCTAAGACCTGACGAAATCACAGTTTGTGAGATGATAGGAAGAATGAGAACATTGATAGCGAGAAACGCTGGTGTAAAAGACGCTAAAATAGGAAGCCATGATGGTATGGCTGCTGATGTTGATGGGGTAATTGCTGAGTATGCCTTTGCTAAAAAATTCAATGTATTCCCAGATATAGGTTTATCTCCGAGAAGCGGAAGTTACGATGGGGTATATAAGAATTACAGGTACGACATAAAGTCTACGAGGTACAAAACTGGAAAGTTACTGTCCACGATGAAGGTTAATCCAGATGTTGATATGTATATACTCGCTATAATTGAAGATAATACGGTAACATTTGCTGGGTGGTCTTTAAAGGATGACCTCATACAGGAGTCCAACATCAAAGATTTAGGTCATGGAAAAGGTTATTGCTTATCCCAAAATCAATTAAGACCACTATAAATAAATAACATGAGCGAGACTGAAGAGTGCTACTACAACGCCTACCAGCTACTTATAGGCGAGACAACCTATGACGAACTTGCAGAGCAGGGTGAGTTCTTCCTGCCTGAGAACCATGAAGACCCAGATGTTGTACTGAAGTATTACGAGTCCATTGAGGACTACGAGAAGTGTAAGAAGATAATAGAGCGAAACTCTTGATCAGAGTAGAAACAGCCGTAAATTCCATGGATCAGCTCGGTGATAATGGTGGTAACATATACCCACCCGCTCTTTTACACAACGGTTTGGCTAAAAATTGAAGACCAACAACCGAAACGAAAATTGAAATACTAACCTGACATGGGCTTTTGATTTTAGCCCTTGTTGTAAACTGAAAAGTTATGATAGACTTAATGAGGGTAATTAGCGGATTTCTTGGTGCAATTACAACGATTGCAATGCTTGTGGCGATTTTTATGGGAGATAAAGAGCAAGCTACGTTGTTCGGTGTGTTGGCGTTGATTCTAAAACCAGACGACAAATAATTTTATTGTTTACAACGGCTTACTAAAGAATCGTTTTAATAATAGATGGTTTGGTGTGCCAATCAGTTGTAAAATAGTGATATTTGGCACATCAATAAAACAATAAACATGGGAAAAATAAGAATCGATGTAGAGGTGCTTGAGCTTGTATGTGATTGTGCCAAAGACCTTCCAAGGCTTCCGAGAAAGAAGAAGAAGCAGTGCAAGAAGGAGGTATCAAGAAATCTTAATGAACTATTGAAATGGTATATTGAAAATGAGCAAAGCAACGGACATTAAGTGTGAGTACTGCGGAGGTTGCGGTTATCACAAGATGAGCTGCCCAACGCAGAAGGTGACGGTGTTCATTCCAACACTTGAAGGAGACGAATCAGAAGAGTTCATCCGCAAGGCAGAATCAGCAGAACGAGCAACCATTGACTGGAGTAAACAGATGAAGAAAATGGAACGTATCTTAGAGAAATCGCGAATCGCGAATCGCAAATTGAAGTACACAAAAGGTGAAGCACCTAAAGTGAAACGAAGTAAAGACGTAGAAGAATGAACACAACCATTACAATTGAAAACGAAAACGGTGAGTATTCCGTTTCAGCACCGATAGGGCCAACAATTGACGGTCTTATAGATTTGTTCGTATCTGCTGCATTGGTGTCTGGATGGTCAATTGAATCAATCGAACAGGGCATCATTGAGAAGTCATATGAACTACAAGATAAAGAAGAAGAATAGCCATGCCAGACATTACGATGTGTTCGGGCGAGAAATGCCCACTTAAGCAGATATGCTACAGATACACTGCAAAACCGAGTGATTACCAATCATACTTCACAAAAGCTCCTGTACTTGGAGGAACGTGTGAGTATTTTTGGAGAACAGAGCCAAAGAAGTGCAAGTATGTAAAAAGGGAAGGTGAAAGCTGTACCCTGAATGATAACTGTACGTACCCTAACTGTAAAGAATGAAAGCAGTAGCAATAGACCCAAGTCTGAGTAATACGTGTCTTACGGCTTTTGATGTTTCTGGTGACAGGCTCATTGTCATTGACTCAGTGACCATAACAACCGAAAAGAACCCTAACAAGAAGATACGTGCATCCTCAGACCTTATTGAGAGATGTGTGGACCTGTACAGAGGTTCAAAGCAGTTCATAGAGCGTTACGTTCCTAACATCATATTCGCAGAGACACCGAGTGGCAGTCAGAGTGCAAGTGGAATGAAGAACTACGGTGTCAGTTGTTTTCTGCTTGCTTCATTACCTGACAGGTGTTTGGAAGTGACACCACAGGAGGTAAAGATGGCAAGTGTAGGAAAGAAGAACGCCAGTAAGAAGGAGATGATAGAATGGGCTTACGAAAAGCACCCAGAAGCACCATGGCTTATCAGGAACGGGTTTCCCTTAATGAAACAGGAACACATGGCCGATTCGATAGCAGTGATGTATGCAGGAATGCGAACAAAGGAGTTTGAATGGTTAAACAAAGTAAGATGAAAAAGAAACAACGGATGCACTACTATGGCGTGTTGGCCACGTACAACCCATATGATGATACGTGGTATGCGTTCCATAGAGATGATGTCAGTACTTACTTTGTTGACAGGAATGCTGTCAGTTCAGGAAAAGGAAATGATGCACTTTCAGCGATTAACGACTACTTGTCTAACAAGATTTCTTCCGCCCTCTCTTAAAGTTCTCCGCTATAGTAGCTATTGTTCTTTCTGTAAAAGTCTCTACCATCAGCAGACTTTGTTTTTTCTATAACCATTCTTTTTTCTTCGTTTCTTTTCTTTCTGTCACTTGGTTTATATTTCTTGACAGCTTTAGCGAACTTTTTTCTATAAAGTTTATTATCTACGAATCTTTGGTCAGAATGAGGGTATGTTAACTTTCCGTTAACCTCCCACACTCTTATTTTATCACCATCTCCAACATCAATAACGAAGCTTTTATCCCACTTTGCATTTGAGCTACCACCTGGATTAGGACCATCAGCATTAAGTATTTTATCGTAAATCTCTTTTTCCTGTTCATCAGAATACTTAGTATAGTATTTTCGTTTTTTTTGACTTTTCATTTTTGTGTTATATAAGATATTATTTTTTCTTAGGCTGGCGTTTCTTCTGACCTTTACCCCTGGCTCTGCGATCGCCAGGCATGTCTTTTTTAGAGCCTCGGTTTACTGATCGGGGCTTTTTTACTACCCCATTCTTTGTGTGTGACATATCGTTGTTGTCACCTTTTCTCACAGTACCTTTCTTTATGGCCTTGCGTCTTGCTTTATTACGGGCAGCACGTTTTTTCTTCTGTTCTTCTGAAGATTGAAACTTTTTATACTCGGATTTGTAATCTCGCTTTGCCATATAACAAAGATACGGTATATTTGAGATATGGAAAGCAACACAACGAGGAGGATACATGAGGACTTGAAAGCCTCAGATAAAAGCGGTTACGAAGAATACGGTGTAACAGTCGATAGAAAAGACTACACTCAGAAGGAGTGGTTGCAACATGCGTACGAGGAAGTTCTTGATACTGCTAAGTATCTTAAAAGGGCTATTGATACGTCAGGAACGTTATCACCAGAGAAGGCGGCAGTGGATGTTCTGTTGCAGATAGACGCAAGCATCAATACAGAGATAGGCGAAGATACATCTCCAGAGGAAAGAGCTGCATTCAAAAAGGTCTCATCACTCATACTCGAAAGATGTAAGTACATAGACCCTGACAGGTTTGCTATTCCCAGCCCGCCTCCAGGAGTGTTAGCACCATTATGAGCCTGTCATAGTATGGCATGTAAGCTCTGTTCCCAGAGTTGGCCTCCAATATCCTTACGTGAGAGTCTATCATCTTACCTACGTTGGTTATCATTGACTCATTGTTCAATCTAACCTGATTGTCCATGCTCATGAAAGGCTGAAGTCTTCTTTTCAGCTCCTTGAAGTTCTTTGGTTTATCCATTGTATGTAAATATCATTTTATCTCTGAATCCTCTTCTTGTGTTCACGAATTTAGGTAGCGAACATACGAGTTTGAAGTTACACTTTGTAAGTAATCTTATGATAGGCTCGTTGTCACTTACAACCTCAGCGAACACATTCATCCATCCGTTCTCCATCAGAAAGTACTGCATGAGTTCCATTCCTGTTCCGAAACGTCTGTGATCTGGATGTATGCACATGGACACTTCCATGTTGTGTAGATTGCTGAACATGGAACCCTGAATCCCAATGATTACCCCTATTATATCTCCATCAACAATAGCGACATATGTATCGCAGTTACTGTTCAGTACAACCTTCGATATGATACCGTCAGCATCGACAGCATCTATCATCATCATTCCTGACTCATCGGCACACAGCTTTACCAGTTGTTCTATGGCATAGCCTTCGGTG